CACCTCCCAAAGCTTGAAGTCCATTTCGACAAAAAGCTTACTGTCGCGAGCGAAATATAAATTAGCTGCCATAGTTATCTCCTATGTCTTGAAAAGGCATGGACGTGAACTTTTGTTCGTGCCAGCATTTTCTAGTATCGAACCTCTATTAGAATTTCACCAACTCCTAAAGGCTCTAATACACCTTCATCAGTATCTATACTAATGACTGTGATTTGTTGACAATTAAACGCATTGTTTTGCTTGTCGAAGTATTGTAAGTTTGAGTTTTCCTCGATAACAGTTTCGACATCCTCCATCAAAGCATTAAGAGCGTATTGTGCATCATCCTCGTTTACATAACAACGTATTGTTACACTAAGAAATCTGTCTTTATAACCGCCTCCTTGGTACTCTCTAGTTTCGGACCCCGCATTTAAATGTATTGCAGGAAAATCTTCTACTTCATCCCAAAATTTTAATCTAGGCTCTACGTTGGTTCCTACATCCATTAAGAATGCCCCAGAGCCGTCAATATTTTTTAACTTTTCCGCCAAAGCCTCTACTATGTTTGAGCGTCTAGATGTATATGTTCTTGCTGCCACTATACTCTCCTAGTAAAGAACCTTCCTAAGGCTAAATTTGCCGCTATTTCTCGTATGGAAGAATCAATTAAAGTTCTAGGGTCTCTTTCTATGCTAGAAAATCTTGAACCACTTCCACTTTCAAATACTTCATAAGGGTCTCTTTGGTAGGTGTAACCAAAGCTAGGAAATCCTTTTGCTGTGGTAGCTACATCTACAAGTCTGACACTAGAAGCAAATCGCCCTGTTCGCATATTTAATTTAGGGCTTCCCATGTTTTTTGCTACCGTTTGAGGCAGTTTTTCATTTATTATTCCTATAAGACGCAAAGGGGAAGAAGCTACTCCCTTTTTTACCCTTCTTTTAGGAGTTGCTTTTTTACCCGCTAGTCTAGTAAGAGCCATTCCTTGTATTGATTTAGATACAGGAGGCGGCTTTTTGCTTTTAGCAGTAGTATTAGAGTGTTTAATAGTTACACTCTCCTTTAAAATAATTTTTGCATTTGATTTTCGAGTTCCGCCTTTTCCTTTGCCAAACTCATCAGATACTTTTTTTAATAGCTTTTTTCTATTTATATCAACAAAACTATCGGAACCAGATAAGTAGGGAATTTTCTTTCCGCTTTTTGTTATCTCTTCTCTAATTTCAGGTAAAAACTTTAGTAAGTCTTCTTTTCTAGTTCTTGTTTCTTTTGCTTCTTGTGCATTTCTTGCTTTAGAGCCAATAAACACTACCATCTTATTTGTCGCAGTGGTTCTGATAATTCTAACATCTAAACCACTGTGTTTTAACCAATCTAAAACTTCTCTATCGTTTGAATCAGTATTCTCTGCTAGAGCGTCCATTAAAGCGTCTTTTGCAAGAGATTCTGCAACTCCTGATTCGTGCAAGTGCTCTAAATTAAAATAATCTTTTGCTTTATCTCCAAAAGACTGTCCTACTATATGCTCTGTAACTTCTGAGACTATTCTGGCGTACGCATTTAATATCCTGTCATAGCTTCTATATACTTGTTTATATACGTTACTGAGACCGTTTTGACTTGCAAAAAATGTACATCTAAAATATTCGGGTGTATCTTTCCAAATTTTTATATTAACTTTAGACTGAGTATTTGCGTGCCTTGCTCTAATATTAGTTGTAATCTGAGAAATTACATTAAGGGTGTGTACTTCTAAAGCTGCAAGAACTTTTGGTATTAGTTCATGCTTTTTCTTATTTCCCTCAAGGCCTATGTCTAAAGCGTCCGTTATTCCTGCGTGCAACGCTTTTTTAGAGACTGTGAAACTATGATCCTGCTTATTTGCATTATACCTACGATAAGTCCTAGAGCTTCTGTTTAAATTTTGCTCAAACTTTTCTAAAAATCTTATTTGATCTTGAAGACTCATTAAAAGTTCTTATACAAGTCTAAGACTCTCTTGATGTGATCCGGAAAAGCAACACTATCTCGTAAACTACTAGATCCTTGGTTTTGAATACTTGCTCCGCCCAAAGTTCTACGCTCTTTATACTCATCTTTCAAGTAGTACGTAATCAAATCAAAAACTGCAAGTTTTAAATCTGCTGGGCAAGCTGAATAGCCTGCCGTATACGTAACTTTAACTGATGCCGCTCCTCGCGGCCAGTTCTTATAGGTAGACCCCGTTACGTACAGTATACTATCCGTCGATTTATCAAGATAATAGTCTGTAGTTGCCACGGTAGTATAACTTTCCGAAACGGAGTCTCTTTTCTCTACGGAAACAACAGTATTCACCGGACTCTCTGTAAGCTGTACAATATGAGTATGCCAGTCAATATTAAACTCTTCTACTTTATTAGTAGAATAGTGATCTATAAGGCTGTTTCCACAATAAGTTTTTACTAATTGACTCACTGCTGGAACTAAAGTAGCAAGACGCAAGTCTTCTTTAGGACTTACAATTCCTTCTGCTTCTTTATATTCTGCAAGAGTAACTAAATCTGCCATAATGAATCAATTAGTAAAAACTTGGGGAGGCGGACCTCCCCAGTTTCTAACTTAAGCTATTAAGCTATAAAGTCGATCTTAACTGAAGGCTCAGCACCGGTTGCACCAGCGATGATTTCTTCAAAACCGAGTGACTGTGAAGCAACCAACACGCGACGCTGGTTCATTACTTCATAGTCTTGCTCTACTGATACACCACGGAGACGTGGTACAACGTAGTTGCGAGTGTTAACTGCGAATGCAGCAGGTGCGCCAGCCGCTTCTGCTGGGAACTCCTCAGATACGATTACGGGTGAACCGTATACCGCACCGATAGTACCAACAACACGTGCTGCAAGATCTGAACCTACTTCATCCAGAGTCTGGAAGTTAGCATCATTCAACAAGTCAAAGTAGCTGTTCTGGCTTACGATGTATGCAACATCAGAAGGCATCAAGCCGTACTTGCCCATCTGCTCACGAGCTGCCAACAGGCGTGCTGCAGTCAACTTAGTAGCATCAGAGATGTCAAGAGTAGTGCCATGAGCAACTGCGTATCCATCAAGACCAGTAATTGAGCCTGAGCCATTGATGATTGCATCTTCTACCGCACGACCGTGTGCACGAGCAACTGACTCAACAAGCATAGGCATCAAGTTAATAAGTACCTGCTCATCTACATCGTTGTCCATAAATGTGCTTGAAACCAGACGATATGCATTCAATGTTACTTGCTTTGCATTGTACTGATTGTTAGTAATTTCTACACGGTTCTCCAAGTTACCAGAAGTTGCTGAGGTTGCAAATGCAGCCTTACCAGCGTCTGTCTGGATTGGCAATACAGTCGCGCCACCATTTACTGGGATTTCACGGAACAAGCGAGCTACTTTCAGCTCATGCATGATTTCCTTCTCGATCTGTGAAGAAACTTCTTGATCGATATCAGCGGCGTTAGCTGCATAGTTGATACCGGCCTTCTCTTGAATGTCACGTGCAAAATCAGTGTCCCAACCCTTACGAGTCATTACGCCGAGCATGTGAGCAGCCATAAAGTCTGAGCCCCACTTAGAAATGTCTTGCTTCTCTGCACGATCAGCGAATACACGCTTAGAGTCACGCATCTTAGAGATTTCATCAGACTTCTCTTCGAGTTCTTTCTTGTACTTAGCAAGAGTCTCTTCCATGTTCGCATTGCGATCATTCAACTCTTTCTGTACGTCAGCCAACAAACGCTCAGCACCAGTTTCAATACCAGTACGGATAGTTTGCTTAACTTCTTCTTCCTGAGCTGCTTTAGCAACTTCAGCTTCTTCTGCGGCCTTAGCGTCGGCTTCGGCAGCTGCTTTTTCTTCGGCCTGACGAATTGCAATCTTAGCAGCAGTCTCTTCTGCCACCTTCTTAGCAAAAGCGTCCAGGTCGATTTCGGGAGTTTGTACTTCCGACATTTTTATCTCCTTTTGAACTGACTTTTCAGTTCCATCCGGTGTATCACTAGCTTCAAATGAATCTTCATCCTTAGCCAGAGACTGACCGGCTAGATCTACACTATTTTTGAAAGTATTTTTGAAATCTTCGTACTCGTCCATCGAGTCAAAAGATTTCGCCAGAGAGAAAGTAGCTGCTTGATTGCAAGGTACCGATACTACCGATACTTCAAACAATTCAGCGTCCTTAATCTTTAATCCGTCAGTTTCCTCTAGGTAATCAGCATCCTTGATTCGGAAACCAACAGAAAAAGCTCCAAGGATACCTTCTTTAACTAACGTCGCCACATTTTCAGGTGCCGATTTAGAAATTTTAGCCTTCATTTCGAGACCGTTTTCAGTGACTTTAAGTCCTGTTGCACGTCCGATAGGCTTGTCATAATTGTGATTGAAAAGAATAATGGGATTCTTTTCAAAGTTGTTCAGTCCACCCTTTGTCCACGCCTCTGGCATAATCGTATCTCCGGCGCGATCAAAATCCTTAGTACTTGCGTAACCAGTGATATTAACGCCAGAGTCGTCTTCATCCAAAGCCTTGAAGGTCGAGGTAAGATTAAAAATCTTTTCCATTAGTCTTCACTCTTCTCTGCTTTTGCAGCCTTGCTCAGTGCCGCCAGTGGATCAGCAGCAGGAGCAGGTTCGGGAGCTGGCTCGGGAGCTGGCTCGGGTTCTGGAGCGTGAATTTCTACCCACGCATCCGGATATTCATTTTCCATAATAGCAACAAGTCGTGACCAATTACCGAAGTAGTTATCTACTTGTCCTAGTCGAAGAGGAACATCAGATTGTCTACTATACTCGTGCCGAGTAAGAATCTTGCCTTTTTCCATCATGTACATCACAAGAGAATCTAATGCTTGTTTACGTCCTCTAATCCTCACTTTCATCTCCTTCTGGTGGTCTACCACCTTCGTCTGGGTTTGCCGCGCTTCCTGCAATATTTGCAGGTACCCGCAGATCATCATATCCTTCTACTGGGTCAAATCCAAGAGCATCGCGGGCTTCGTTGGGGGAAATAATCCCAGTATTAACCAGTGCAGAGTAGTACTGCGACTGGTCTCGTAATTCTGGTTGTAGTGCTGGAATATTCGTAATGTCTTCCTGGCACTTAAACCCAAAGTGTCTTTCCATTGCAAAATTAATTTTTCGTACAATGGGAAGAATTGTCTCAAGGTAATACATTCTCATATTTGGTCGAATGTTTGCATTATTCCCTGAGTCTAAAAGAATTGGAGGTACACC